GTGGCAGGACGAGGCCCTGCGCCGAAGGACCCCGCTCGGCGGGCCCGGACCAACAAGGACCCAGTCCCCTACCGCGTGATCACCGCCGAGCCGGTGGAGCAGCCCGAGCTGCCGGACTTCGACATTGAGATCGCCGTCGACGGCCAAATCATCGCGCAGAAGTTCGAGTGGCCCGAGCGCACCCGGGACTGGTGGCGCATGTGGGCGGAGTCTCCGCTGTCTGGGGAGTTCACCTCGACCGACTGGTCAGAGTTGCTGGACACCGCGGTGCTGCACGCCCGGTTCTGGAAGGGCGATGTGAAGCTCGCCGGCGAGCTGCGGCTGCGCGTCGCCAAGTTCGGTGCCACGCCCGAGGACCGGGCCCGGCTGCGGATCACCTTCGCCCAGGCCGACGAGGCTGAGGAGAAGCGCGGCGAGTCCGGCAGCGGCGCGGCCAAGAGCCGCTACAAGGGTTTGCGGCTGGCGGAGTAGATGCCCTGGAAGCCTTCCGAGCCGGGTGAACGTCCGACGCTCGGATGGATCGTCCTGGACTGGATCACCGAGTACCTCGTCGTGCCAGACGGTCCGTCCGCCGGTGATCCGCTGGTGTTCACCCCGGAGCAGGCGAAGTTCATCCTCGAGCTGTACGAGGTGGACCCGCACTTCGACGGCCCGGCGATCGACGGACGATCGATGCGCAACGGCCGGCTCATCCGCCGCGCGGTGCTGTGCCGGCCGAAGGGCTGGGGCAAGTCGCCGCTCGTGGCGTCGCTGTGCCTCGTCGAGGCACTCGGCGAGGTCGTGCTCGACGGCTGGGACGCCGACGGCCAGCCCGTCGCGCGGCCGTGGAACTCTCTCGGGTTCAAGCCGAAGGTCCAGATCGTCGCGGTGTCGGAGGACCAGACCGCGAACACCTGGGAGCCGTGCCTGGACATGGCCCGCAACGGCCCGGTCTACGACGAATACGACATCGAGCCGATGGAGACGTTCATCAGCCTGCCTCGCGGGCGGATCGAAGCGGTCACCTCGAGCGGCACCTCCCGCGAAGGCTTCCGGCCCGTGTTCTCCGCGATGGACCAGACCGAGTCGTGGAAGCCGTCCAACGGCGGCCGCAAACTCGCCTCGACCATCCGCCGCAACCTGGCCAAGGTCAACGGCTGCTCGGTCGAGACACCGAACGCGTTCGAACCGAGCGGCAGCCCGGAAACCGCGTCGGTCGCCGAGCGCTCCCACACCGCCGAGGGGCTGCAGAAGGAAGGCCGCACCCGGAAGAAGACCGGCATCCTGTTCGACCACCGCGAAGCCCCCGCCGACACCGACCCCAAGGATTACGACTCGCTGCGCCGCGGCCTGGCCTACGCGTACGGGGACTCGGCCGACGTGAACGGCGGCTGGGTCAACCTGGACCGGCTCATCGCCGACTACTGGGACCCGGACACCGACCCGCAGGAAGCGCGCCGCTACTACCTGAACCAGGTCACCCACGCCTCCGACAGCTGGGTGTCGGAAACGGAGTGGAAGGCGCGGGAGCGGCTCGACACGGTGGTCGCGCCCGGCGAGGCGATCGTGCTCGGGTTCGACGGCTCGAACGGCCGCAACCGCGGCAACGCCGACGCCACCGCGCTGGTGGCGTGCCGGGTCGAAGACGGACACCTGTTCTGTCTTCCGTCCTGGGTGCAGGAACCGCCGCCCGGAGAAGCAGGCAAGAGCTGGGAACCGAGCATCGCGCTCGTCGACGCGCAGCTGCGCGAGGCGTTCAAGCAGTGGAACGTCGTCGGGTTCTACGCCGACCCGTCCGGCTGGAAAGAGCAAGTCGCGCGGTGGGAGGCCACCTACGGGGAGCGGCTGAAAGTGAAGGCCGCCGGCACCGGACACCCGATCGCAGCGTGGCCACGCAGCAAAGACACTCGCGTCATCGAGTACGTGAAGACGATGCGGCAGGCAATCGAGACCAGCGAGCTCAGCCACGACGGGTCCTCAGTGCTGATGAGGCACGTCATGAACGCGCGCCGCCGACAGACCAAGTCCGGCTATCTGCTCTACAAGGCATACCCGGATTCCCCGAACAAGATCGACGCGGCCTATGCGGCGGTCATGGCCTGGAAGGCGCGCCTGGACGCGCTGGCCGCCGGAGCCCATCTGAAGAAGAAGACCGGACGAGCAACCTTCGTATGAGGGGAGGGCAAGCCGATGCTGGCTGAGGCCAATATCAGAGAACTAATCAGCAGCATGTGGACCCTCCAGCTCGAGGAGCGCGCCTACTTGGATCGGCTCTACGACTTCGTCAAGGGCCAGCGTGGCTTCCCGGACGTGCCCGAAGAAGCGATGGACGAGGTCAAGACAATCGCCCGCATCTCCATCAAGAACATCCTCGGCGTCATCCGCAACAGCTTTGCGCAGAACCTCAGCGTCATCGGATACCGGACCGCGACCGCCACCGAGAACGACCCCGCGTGGGCCATGTGGCAGCGCAACCGTATGGACGCCCGGCAGGCCGAGGTGTACCGGCCAGCGCTCACCTACGGCGCCGCCTACCTGACACTGATGCCCGGCCCGAAGGGCCCGGTGTTCCGGCCACGGTCGCCGCGCCAGATCCTGGCCGTCTACGAGGACCCGTCGCTGGACGAATGGCCGCAGTACGCCCTTGAGACATGGGTGGAACAGAAGAACGCGAAACCGCATCGGCGCGGGCTGCTCTACGACAACGAGTGCGCGTACCCGCTGGACCTCGGCGTGATCCCGACCATTCCGCTCGATCCATCACGGTCGCAACCGATCACGGTCACCGCCGTTGGCGAGCCGATCGTGCACGGTGCGGTGATCGACGACGAACCAGTATGCCCGGTCGTGCGGTTCATCAACGATAGGGACGCTGACGACATGATCGTCGGCGAAGTCGCGCCGCTGATCAACGACCAGATCGCGATCAACGAGGTCAACTTCGACCGGCTGATCGTGGCGCGGTTCGGCGCCTTCCCTCAGACAGTGATCACGGGCTGGTCCGGCAGCAAGAGCGAAGTTCTGCGGGCATCAGCATCGCGCACATGGACCTTCGAGGACGAGGGCGTGAAAGCGCAGCGGCTGGCCGGCGGATCGCTGGACGGCTACAACTCACTGCTCGAGGAAATGGTCGCGGCCGTCGCGATGAAGGCCCAGATCAGCCCAGCCCGGGTCGCGGGCAAGCTGATCAACCTGTCAGCGGAAGCGCTGGCCGCCGCCGAGAAGGACGAACAGCGCAAGCTGCAGTCCAAGCGCGACAGCTTCGGTGAGAGCTGGGAGCAGGCGCTGCGGCTCGGCGCGGCGATGGACGGCGACGATGCCACCGCGATCGACTCCGGCGCCGAGGTCATCTGGCGCGACACCGAGGCGCGCAGCTTCGGCGCGGTCGTCGACGGGATCACGAAGCTGGCTCAGCAAGGTGTTCCGATCGAGCCGCTGCTCGCACTGGTACCGGGCATGACACAACAGCAGATGGTCGGCATCCAGAACGTGATGCGCACAAAGCGTGTCATCGAACTGGTGAATGGCCTGCGCAACAACAACATTCAGCCCGCATCTGCCCAGCCCGCTGCGCCGCCGCCCGCGCTCGACCAGGCCGGGACGCCGGATGCCCTCGCAAGCTGACATCGAGGAATTCCAAACCAGTATCAACGCCCTGTCGGCCATCGCGGTCTCGGATGCAGTGAAGATGGCCGCGACCGTCGAGACGCCGGCGCCGAAGGACGTCGAAGACGCACTCGTGGCGGCGATCTACCACACGATCGAGACTTACATGACCGCCGCAGCGGAGCTGGCGACCGTCTTCTACGACCAATCGCTGCCCCAGCAGCTGCGGCCTCACCAACCGGTCCTGCTCGACACGGTCACCCCCGCCCGCGCGGGATCTCCGGCGCCGGTCACCGCGGCGGAACTGGTGTCCGCGATACCAGATGTGTTCAACGCCGACCCGGCCGCCGCGGACCTCGTGGTCCAAGTGCTGGAAGCCGACCCGGCTGCGGCCACCGATCTGGCGACCGCGCTCCGGCACATAGAACCGGCCGCCACGAAGACCCTGCCGAAAGCGCCCGCGGTGGAGCGCGGACCGAATCTGCCGGCCCGAATCGTGGGGCCGCGGTCGCCGCAGGCGCTGTCGGACGCGCAAGCGTTCGTCCCGCGTCCGGCGCCGTTGCCGCCGGCCGAGAAGGTCGAGCAGAGCATCCGGTGGGCAGTGTCGGCACCGATCGCGCCGGATTCGACCGCCACCGTGGAGAGTCGGCTGTCCGGCGCTGTCCAACGGTATGTGTCCAACGCGGCCCGCGACACGATCACCACCAACGCTGATCGCGAGGGCGCGAAGTGGGGACGTCAAGCTCGGCCCGACGCGTGTGCGTTCTGCCGGATGCTCGCCACTCGCGGCGCCGACTATCTGTCCGAGCAGGCCGCACTGCGAGTTGTGGGGCGCCGCACCAAGTCTCGGGCCGTCCCGGGGCGACTGGTCAACGTGAAGCGTGGCACCCGCGACCTCGGCGAGAAATACCACGACCACTGCCACTGCACCCCGTTCGTGGTGCGGCCCGGTGATTCCTACACACCGCCGGACTACGTCCTCGAGTGGGAACGCCAATACCTCTCTGCCGCAGACAAATCGAACGGCAGCACCAAATCGATCCTGTCCGAGATGCGGAAGCTCTCGACAGGCAACAAAGCGTAGTCGGGTCTCGGCCCGGCTCTGCCCTGGTGGCGCGACGCCCAGGGGCGCCTTCTGTGGCGCGATGCCCGGAAGTTCACCCAATCCGCCCGCGACGGGCGCAATCACGGAAATGAGGCGATGGCGCGATGCCGGAACCCGTAACCGCACCTGAGAACACCAACCCTGCCGAGCAGGGCGCTACCCCGCAGGAGCAGAGCCCGCCTGCGTCGGTCGCCCGCAAGGAGGAAGCAAAGCCCGATGCTCCTGGAGCGACTCCGGAGGGTCTGGGCGACGCCGGCAAGGCAGCGATCCAAAAAGAGCGCGACGCTCGCGCGGATCTCGAACGCCGGCTCGCGGAATCCGAGCAGCTCAAGAAGGACCTCGCCGCGCAGGTGAAGGCCTTCGAGGATCGCGACAAGACCGAGCAGCAGAAGCTCGCCGATCGAGTCGAGGAACTCCAGCAGGCGATTGCCGCCAAGGACAAGGAGATCGACCGCGCGCAGCGGGCGTCTCTGCGTGCCTCCGTCGCGGCCGATAAGGGCGTCCCGGTCACCTCGGTGTCCGGCACCACCCGCGAGGAGATGGAAGCCAGCGCGGACGAGGTCCTCGCCTGGCTCGAGGCCAAGACGGCCTCGAAGCGCTCCACCCCGAAACCGCCTGCGCCGTCGGGCGGTTTGAAGTCCGGCGCATCCAGCACCGGCGACCAATCGACCGACCCGAAGGAACGCGCCGCGGCTGCGCTGCGCGCCATGCGGTCGGGCATCTGATTCGACACCTCCTTCCCCGCGGTTGGGCGGTGTCTTCGAACGAAAGGTAAACGACCATGGCTGATATCAGCCGCGCTGAAGTCGCGACCCTCATCCAGGAGGCCTACAGCAACACTCTCCTGCAAGCGGCCGTGAAGGCATCAACCGTCCTGACCGCATTCCCGCGCGTCGACATGGGCACCAAGACGACCCACATGCCGGTCCTGGCGACCCTGCCCGAAGCGAGCTGGGTGGGTGAGTCCGCGACCGATCCCTCCGGCGTGAAGCCGACGTCGGACGTGAGCTGGGCCGACCTGACCCTGGTGGCCGAAGAGCTCGCCGTCATCGTCCCCGTCCACGAGAACGTCATCGACGACGCATCCGTCGACGTACTGAACAACGTGGCCCAGTTGGGCGGTCAGGCGATCGGCAAGAAGCTCGACCAGGCCGTCATCTTCGGCACCAACAAGCCGTCCTCGTGGAACTCCCCGGCCCTGCTGCCCGCGGCCAACGCGGCGTCGCAGACCATTACCGACGTGCCGGGGCACGCGAACGAGTCCGACCTCGTCGGTGCTGCGAACCAGGCCGCCGAGCGCATCGCCAGCGCGGGGCACGCTCCCGACACGATGCTGGCGTCGCTGGCGCTGAAGTTCAAGGTCGCGAACCTGCGCGACGCGAACGGCAACCCGATCTTCCGCGATGAGTCGTTCAACGGCTTCAGCACCTGGTTCAACCAGAACGGGGCATGGGATCCGGCCGCCGCGCACATGGTGATCGTCGACTCCAGCCGCGTCCGGATCGGCGTCCGCCAGGACATCACCGTGAAGTTCCTCGACCAGGCCACCGTCGGCGGCATCAACCTGGCCGAGCGCGACATGGTGGCCCTGCGCCTGAAGGCGCGGTTCGCCTACGTCCTGGGTATCAGCGCCACCTCGATGGGTGCGAACAAGACCCCGGTCGGTGCAGTCGTCCCCGCGGACGGCAGCTAGTCCGAGAGGCATCTTGGTCTGAGGGACGGAGAACGTCGTGAGGGTTCTCGCAACGCAAGCTGACGTGGAGGGGCAGCTCGGGCGGTCGCTGACCGATGACGAGCTGCCTCGCCTCGCTGGCCGAATCGCGAAGGCCTCGGTGATCGTCGAGGGCTATATCGGAATCGTGTACCAGGAGGGCGACACCATCCCGGACACGGTCACGATCGTGGTCGCATCGATGGTTGCCCGCCTCTACGAGACGACCGGATCGGTCATGCCCGGCCAGACGGCGGAAATGGTGATGGCCGGGCCGCACCAGTGGCAGCGCAGCTTCGGCGGCGACGCCAACTCGGTCGAGCCGTGGCTTACCAAGGCCGACCGAATCGCGCTGCAGAACTTGGGCAGCGGCATGGTGTCAGTGCAGCTCGGATCGGAACGCCGATGATCTTCCCCAATGGGAAGACCATCACCGTCGAGCGGCCGGCCGACACCGACAGTGGCGGCGACCCACTGGGGCCGCCTGTGCGGCACGACATCGACGGTGTGGCGATCGCGCCGGGTACCAGCAGCACCAACACCGATCATCGCGAGACGGCGATCGGCACGGTGACGTTGTACTGCCCGGCAGGCGCGGACATCCGGGTCGGGGATCGGGTGAAGCTTCCGGGCGACACCATCAACTACGCGGTGCAAGGCATCCCCGAGTCATGGGAATCAGCGTGGGTGCCCTGGTTCGCCGGCGTCGTCGTCGAAGTGCGAGGGGTGAAGTGATGGAAGACGTCAACATTCCCTCCCCGAACCCTTTCATCGCGGAATGGCTGGTCGGGCCCATCGCCCGCAGCATCGCGTTCGAAGCCGGTGAGCTGTACGAGGCGCTGTATCGGGAGGTCGTTGCCAAGCGCACTGGCCGCCTCGCGGCGTCCACGCACGTCTCGACCGACATCGGCGGCGATCGCTGGGTCGGATTCCTCACGGTCACCGCGCCGTACGCGGCATCGCACGAGTTCGGCACCGATGACGGTGACGAGCGGATCATCGCAGGCCATCACGACCTGAACAGGATCCTCGACATGATGAGCACGCTGTGAGCCTCGGGTTCCCGAGTTGGTACAAAGGCGGATTCCCCGATCGGGAAAAGGTCGTCGAGGACATCCTCACTCCGGTGCTGAACACCATCGAAGTCTTCGACGTTTCGGGAAACCTCGTCGTGGACAACGGTGTTGCGCGCCGGCCGAAGGTGTACACACGACTGCCGAAGGACTACACCGAGAAGCTGCCCGTCGTCCGTCTGTTTCGGGGCGGCGGCGCGGCGGACATGGGTGTCCTGTCTGACCCGGCATCCGTGCAGGTGGCGACCATCGCCGACACACGCGCGGATTCGTGGGATCTGATGGAGTTCTGCCGGATGTGGCTGCTGTCGTTCGAGCGTGGTGGGAGCGTCCGGCGGGCCGACGGGTCCATCACCGCGGTGAAGTGCATCGAGGAGTTGGTCGGGCCGCAACTACTGCCCGAGCTGCGCATCGATGACCGGCTCGTACCGTTGACGTTCCGCGTCGACTGTCGTCTCCCGCGAGGCCTACCGGACTACGCCAAAGTCCGCGAGTCCCTCAGTCACTGAACGAGGTTCACTGTCGCATAGCCCCGGTCGTAGTCGGCGTTCAGCGCCGATCCGGGGTGCTGTCCGACGCGGACCTGGGCACCGGCTACCGCGGCCGGTGCGTTGTCGATCGTCCAGTGCAGGGTGCACCGCTCACGGTTATCGGGTCCGAGGGTCGGCTCGGTGCCGGTGATCTTTCCGGACACCACGGTTTTCCCGGATCCGTCGAGCAGTGACACGACCGCCCCTGTGGTGACGTCTTGGAACCCACTGACACCGGTACATCCCCAGCCGAACGTGTTTGCGTCACCTGCGAGTTCGTTGGGGCGGATCGGCTGCCCGTTTGGTTCCAAGTAGGCCCAGCTCGAGGTCAACACGAAATCGCCGTACACGGTCGCGGTCGGCGCGGGTGAATCGCCGCATGCGGTCAGACCTGCGCAGGCGATCGCGGCAAGCAGTGCATATGCCACGCGACGCGAGGTGCCCATCGGGTGCCCCCAAGTAGCTGAGTCGGGTCGGCGGAGCGCCGAAAAAGTCCGCTCAGTGTACCCATTTTCTGCTTCGCGCAGGGCTTTTGCCGTGCGCGGATACTCGCCCGCCCGGGCGGAAGGAGCAAGACAATGTCCGACTTCGCCAGCGATATCCGGCAAGGCAATCCGGATCTGGAAATCGGCGTTCTCGACTGGGCCATCTACCTCGCCCCGAAGAACACCGCGATCCCGGCCAACTTCACCGACAGCTCCGGTGTAATCCTCGCGCTGCCCGACACCTATGTCCCGGTGGGCAACCTGGACAAGAAGGCCGGCACCAAGCTCGCCACCGCGATCAACTCGACCCCGGTGGAAACCTACGGTGAGCAGGGCCCGACCCGCATCATCCGTAAGAGCCGTGACACCACGGTCGACTTCACGATGCAGCAGACCTCAGCGGTCACCCTCGGCGCGTACTGGGGCCAGGACTTCACCGATGTCACCTCGGATCCGTCCTCGGGTGAGACCCACCTGATCATCAGCGAGTCCGCGTTCAACATCGAGTACTCGCTGATCATGATCGGTTTCGACGGCGAGGTGGATGCCGAGATCTACACCATCGTCGACTCGGGTCGCGCCACTCTCCAGAAGAGCGGCGACATCACCTACAACGATGACGGAATCGCGCTTTACCCGGTGACGATGCAGATGCTCAAGCATCGGACCCTGGGTTACGCGACGCGTATCTCGATGGCGGGCAAGGGCTGGAAGCCGCTGGCCTCCGTGGCCGGTTTCGCAGCCGAGGGCAGCTGATTGGACGCCGTCCGCGCCCTGTTCCCCGGCAGGGGCGCGGGCGGCTTCCATCCTGCCGGGGAGTGATGCCGGGGAGGCATTTGTCATGGTCGCACGCAAAACCACTGAAGAGCAGATCGGCCGCCTATACGAACTGCGCGAAGAGGTTCCGGTGCCGGAGGACTACATCCTCACGGACAAGATCCGCATCAAAAACCCAACGCGCAAGCAGATGCTCGGGTTCTGGGAGACTCCAGGCGCCGAGGCGGACCGGCATCTCTTCGGCGCGCAGGCAGACGCGGTGTTCGCACTGTTCGCGAACGAGCCGAATCAGCTGTACCAGGCGATGATCTCGGACCTGCTGAAGCACTTCTTCGGCAAGGGAGCCGAGGACTCGGGAAAATCCAGCGCGCCCTCGAGCTGATCGCCCACTACTGGGCCGACATCGAGTGGGACATCCAGGAACGGCTCCACGTCGACCCACTCGACTGGATCGCCGGAAAGCGTTCGTGGGCACAATTTCTGCGGTTCTGTGACCGCTGCTCCCGCATCCCGGGCAGCGCGCTGCACACGGCGATGATGCTCGACCCCGACCTGGTCGACCAACGCAAGAAGCTGCCTAAGTCCAAGCATCCCCAGCTGTTCGGCTGGACCGCGCAAATGAGTCTGCTCGCCGATGTCGCGGACCTGATCTACAAGCAGGCCACCGGAAATCCGCGTGCCGCCCTTCCGCGCCCGCTCACCGCCGCCGACTTCGTCAGCCACGCACGCCGCCAGGCACGGATGAACCTGCTGATCCAGCGGTTCAGCCCCCGACACGTGCATCTCACCCCGCAAATCGAACTCTGAGGGAGGAGGAACGGCCTTGCCGAACTACGACGCCGGCACCGCTTCTATCAAGGTCAAGCCCTCCTTCAAGACGTTCATCTCCGAAGCCCGCGCCGAACTCCGCTCGATGGATCTATCGGTTGACGCGCGGGTTGGCGCCAACACCGAGGCAGCGAAGGCCGAGTTCGCCGCGCTGCGCGCCGAGGCTGGCCGCGATGTCGCGATCAATGTCAACGCCGATGTCACCGGCGCGGAAACCGCGGTCGAGAGCTTCCGGGCGTCACAGGAGCGGCGGCCGGTCAAGATCCCGGTCGAGGCCGACCGCGCTGGAATGTCGGTGGCGCGCAGCGAGTTCAACAAGCTCGCCTCTGATCTGCGGCAGGCGGGCAGCCTCAACCTGAAGGTCCTCGGGGTGGTCGGCGCCGCCGGCGCGATCGCCGACCTTCTCGCCATTGCCGACGCTGCGGGTCAGGCCGCGCACGCGGTCGCGCTGATCCCCGCGATCGGGTTCGCGGGTCTGGCTGGTGTCGGCTCAGCGGTGGTGGGGCTCAAAGGCATTCCCGACGTCTTCAAGGAGATGGGGAAGGCCTCGGCGGGCGCCACCGACCAGGCACAGAAGCACACGAATGCCCTGTTCGACGTGTCCGAAGCCCAGTACCGGCTGGCGCAGGCACAGGAATCGTCGGCCGACCGAGGCCGCGACTACCTGCGCAGCCAGCAGGACCTCAACGACGCCTACCGGGACGGTTCTCGCGCTCTGCGCGACATGAACGACCAGCTCGAGGACCAGAAGAACGCCACCGAGGATGCCTCGATTGGTGTCGAGGAGGCGGCGAAGCGTCTGCGCGAGGTCCAATTCGACCCGACCGCGGACTCCACCACCCGCCGCCGGGCGCTGCTGAATTACAACGAGGCCGTCCAACGGCTCAAGGAGCAGCAGACCAAGACCCAGGACCTGGCCCAGGACACCGCTGAGGCTAACGCCAAGGGCGTCGAGGGCAGCAAGCAGGTCGTCGACGCCAAGGACAAGGTCACCTCTGCCGCCAAGGCGCAGGCTCAGGCCGAGCACGAAATCGTCACGGCGACAGAGCAATTGCGGCGCGCGCAGGAGCAGGCGAACGAGTCCGGCGGCGGGGGCAACAACAAGCTGGCCGACGCGATGGCGAAGCTCAGCCCGAACGCGCGCCAGCTGGTCGACGACATCCATTCGATCGGACCGGCCTGGACCGATGCCCGCAAGGCAGGCCAGGACGCGCTCACCGCGCACCTCGGCCCCGACATCCAGCACCTGGCCGATCAGCAGCTGCCGAACCTGAAGAACGGCATCGTCGGAATCAACACCGCGTTCAACACGGGAATTCGGGGTGTGCTGGCGTCGCTGTCCAGCGAAACCAACAAGGCCGACTTCAAGACCTCCCTCGACAACACCGCCGCGGGGTTCGCCAACGCTGCGGCCGGCGCCAAGCCGTTCACCGACGGTCTCACCAAGCTGATCACGGTCGGCACGGAATTCCTTCCGCAAATGGGGATTTCGGTCGATCAGATGGCGATCCGGTTCGACAACTTGATCCAACGCACTGCCGCCGACGGGTCGCTGAAGAAGTGGATCCAGGACGGGCTCACGTCTGGGCGCGAACTGCTGGACATCATCGAACACCTCGGCTCGGCGGTGGCGTCAGTGTTCCGGGCCGCTGGAAACGACGGCGAAACGCTTCGCAACATCGACGAACTCACCGGCCATCTGGCCGCGTTCCTGAAATCCACTGAGGGACAACAGGAACTGTCGCACTTCTTCGGGCAAGCGCGCGAGGAAGCCGCGAAGCTGAAGCCGCTCCTCGAGGCCCTGCCTGGGATCATCCACGGGGTCACCGACGGCGTACGCACATGGTCGGAAGTGACTCTGCCATTCCTGCGCGCCGCCGCGGATCTGCTCTCAGCGCACCCCGGCCTGGTGCAGGCCGCGGTGGTCGCCTACCTCGGATTCAAGACCGTCGGACCGGCCATCGATGGCGCGAAGCTGGCGATCAGCGCGCTCGCCGACAAGTCCGGCGAGGCCGCGTCCGACGTCAAGGGCGTCGGGAAACTGAAGCTCGCCGGTGCCGGGCTACTGAATGTGCTCGGCAACCCGTGGATCACCGGGTTGGCGCTCGCGGGCAGCGCCGTTATCGGGTTCATGAGCGAGGCCGACAAGGCATCGCAGTCGATGCAGCGGTACAAGGACAACACTCAGGCCGCGATCGACGCCGACCGCAACCTGCAGCGAGCTCTGTCGTCCTCGCACGGCGCCCTCGATTCCGGTGTGCTCGACGCCGAGACCGCCAGCGTCAAACAGCTGCGGGACTCGATGGCCGAAACAGCCAAGGACACACCGAGTTTCACGGACAAGTTCAAGTTGGCGCCTGCCCTGTACGGCTCGATCTTCGGAGTCGGGCAGGGAGTGATCGACAACGAGAAGTACCGGATCTCCGCCGCCAACACCAGCCAAGGTATCAGCGACGCCCTGAGCAAGCTCGGTCTCGCCAACGACCAACTGGCGCAGAAGATCACCGGCAACAAGCCTCAGTTCGATTCCCTGCTGGACCAGCTGTCCGGCATGGGTCAGGGTGGCCGGGACGCGGCCGCGCACCTGCAGCAGTTGCGCGACGAGTGGGCGCTCGACACCGCCGCGGTGGCGCCGGTGACCAAGGCGATCACCGACCTGTCCGACAAGAACAAGGACGCCGCCAACTCGATCGATGCAGCCACGCAGGCCTTGGAGCGTCAGCGCCAGGGCGGACTGACGCTCGAAGACGCCCAGCTTCGCGTCAACCAGGCATTGACCGCGTTCTCCTCGGCGGCGGACTCGGCCTCCGGCGCGGTGGTGCGCGCCGACGGCAGCATCGACACCACCACCAGCAAGGGGCAGGCGCTCTACCAGCTGCTCAACTCGCAGCTCGCGCCGGCGTGGGAGCAGGTCACTTCGGCGGCATACCGCGACGCGATCCAGCACGGCCAGACAGCGGACCAGGCGAAGGCCGCCGCCCAGCAGATGTCCAACGACATCCGCACCTCGGCGCTGAGCCAGATCGAATCGATGGGCTTCACCCAGCAGCAGGCCGACACGCTGCTGGGTCACTACGTGCCGCTGTCGAAGAACTTCAACGCCACCTTCACCGCGGACACCACCCAGGCGACCAACGCGGTCCAGGCGTACCAGCAGCTCCTCGACCGGGTCTACAAGACCGAAGGCTCCATCCCGTACTTCATGCAGTTCCAGACGCCGGGACTCGTTGGGCCGGAATACCGTCCAGGTCTGTCGCAGGGCAACACTCCGAATGCGGCTACGCCGCCGTGGTATCAGTACCTGCCCGGCCGGGCGACCGGCGGCAAGATGCCCACCACCGGCCCAGGCACCGAACGGCGAGACGGATTCCTCGCGGTGGATGGGTCCGGCGCGCCGGTCGCGCGTGTCGACGGCGGCGAATGGGTCATCGACCGCGACAACTCGAAGAAGTACGACCGCGAGCTCACCGCGATCCACGCCGGCGTCTTCCCGAAACTGCCGGGCTACGACGAGGGCGGCGTCATCGGCGGCCAGACCATCGACAAGGCCGCCGCCGCGCGCGCGGTGGACCAGTTCGCACAATCGCGATCCGGCCAACCGTACGGCGGGGACGAGGACTGCTCCGGCTTCATCAGCGAGCTCGCGAACGTCGCCGTCGGGCTCCCTCCGAAGTCGGGCCGCATGGCTACCTCGAACGAGGGACCATGGCTCGCCGCGCACGGTTTCCAAACGGGCGCAGGCGGTTACGGAGCATTCCGGGTCGGCTGGGTGAACGATCCGTCGATGGCGGCGGGCGGCCACACCGCAGGCACGCTGCCCAGCGGCGTGAACGTCGAGAGCGGCGGCGCGACCGGCACGGTCATGTACGGCGGTGCCGCCGTCGGCGCGAACCATCCCATGTTCACCGAGCACGCCTACCTCCAAATGACCAGCGCTGGCCCGGGAACCGACGCAGGCCCGGCGACCAGTGGTGTCGGTGGCCTCGCGGGGGCATCACCCCAGGTGAACAGCCAGCCCGTGCTCTACCCGCAGGCACCGCTGCCGGGCCGGGTGTCGCAGCAGCAGCTGCAGAAGATCCAGAACCAGGCGGCCGTCGATCAGGCGAATTCCGAAAGGAACAGGGTCTATGCCGATCCGAACTCGACTGCGCAGGACAAGCAGGCCGCCGACTTCAAGTACCTGCAGGCGCAGAACACGTTGCAGCAGGCCGGTGACACGCAGGACAGCGACTTGCTGAGCCTCCAAGGCATTTTCAGCCGGGCGGGCGGCATCCTGGCCACTGGTCTCCTGTCGTCGTTCGGACTGGAAAACAGCATCCTGTCCAGCAGCAACCCGTACAACAAGGCTCTCAACACGGCCGTGAATTTCTACGGCGGCCAGAACCTGCTCGGCGCCGGCGGCGGCTACTCCTACACCCCACAGAACCTGCCGAGCATCGCCACCACGGTCACACCGCAGTCGACCGCGCCGGTCACCGATCCCGCCAACCAGAACGCGATCCCGGCCGCACCGAACGCTGCCGCCCCGTCCGCTCCGACGCCCGGCAGCAACGCGACCAGCAGCAGCGGCGGCGTAGTCGACACCGTCCGTAAGCAGATGAGCCCCTACGGGTGGGACACGGGCGCCGAATGGAGCGCCCTCGACCAGCTGGTGTCGCACGAATCGTCGTGGAACCCGACAGCGCAGAACCTGACGTCGACCGCATACGGCTTGTTCCAGTTCCTGGACCAGACCTGGGCGACCGTCGGCGGGTCCAAGACCTCCGACCCCGGCCTGCAGGCCGTGTACGGCGGCCGCTACATCGCGCAGCGGTACGGCACACCGTCCTCGGCGTGGGCGTTCTGGCAGGCACAGAACCCGCACTGGTACGACCAGGGCGGCGTCGCCGACGGCGTGGGTTTCATCGCGAAGAACATCCTCCGGCCAGAACGGACGTTGTCGCCGCACCAGACCGAGACATTCGACAGCGCGCTCCCGCTGCTGGAGTCGATCAACGCCTCCGCGTGGTCTTCGGATCGCATCCAGCCGTCCGCGTTCAACCCAGCACCTGCCGCCGGCGCGGGCCGCGGCGGGTACACCTTCGCGCCGACGGTTCAGGCGCGGGTCGCAGACGTCGGCGACCTGGTTGATCGGGTCGCGCGCGAAGGCGACAAGCACGCGATCGGGCAGATGGCGGCGTTGCCGGTATGAGCGGCGCGGATTTCATGCAGATCACTCTGATCGGCACCACCGGCCGTCGCTGGACGATTTCCGGCCCGGGCCAGGGCGCGCAGGGCTGCGAGTTGATGCCGAAGCCGAAGCAGTTCTACGACTCGCCGGCTGAGACGTACTGGATCAAATCGGGTGGGGCGAAGCAGAAGTACCAGGGGTACAGCTTCAAACGGCGTGACCCGTTGTTCGGGCTGGTGATCTCCGGCGACGATCCGGAGGACGACCTCTACATCGCTGACCAGGTCCGCACCGACCTCGGCATGTACGACGACACGTTCATGCTCGAGGCCAAGACCCGCTACGGGACGCGACGGCTGGAAATGCGGCTGCTCGAGGATCCGAAGGCGTTCGAGTCCGGGGACTGGGAGGGGAAGGCACCCGGGCTGACACAGGCGAACACGATCATGGTGTCGGCCGCCTGCGAACAGCCCCATTGGGCCGCTGATCCGGTTACCAGCGCATGGGAGGTCACCGCTGGCGGCAACGCCAGCACCAACGAGTTCCAGCACCCCGGCAACCCCGGCGATGTCCCGATCTTCCCGCGCTGGACGCTGAATGCCCCAGCGGAGGAATGGGAGATCCCGGATCCGTCGCTCGGGCAGGAGCTCGATTTCCAGCGCCAGCCCGGCCAGGACACGGCCCTCACTTACAAGGTGGTGGCGCTGCTGGCCGGTGAGGACGTCGAGCTCAACACCAACCCCGACGAGCCGTTCATGATCACGATCGCGGGCGGGTTCGGGCCCTGGATGCGCTCCGGCGGAAGGGAACTCATCTATCCGGTGAAGGCTCGCACCAAGCCGTTCGAAACCACGGTGCGGGTGACCGGCGCGGCGGCGGGCGCCACGGCCACGCTCGAGCTGGACCGCTGGTACAGCCGGCCGTTCGGGGCGACGATATGACCACGGCGCTGCCCACACACGCCGAAATTTCCGCAGCAGCCCAATTGCGTCGCGAAACGTTGAATGCGATGCGGCGCGCACGCCCGTACCCGCGATTGTGGACGAATAAACAAGACGGTTCCCCCGGTCTCGAGCTGATGGGTGCCGCAACGGATTCGATCTCCGGCGATTTTCCGTGGAAGCGAAACCAGTTCGGCACCAGCGGCACGCTAATGCTGCGCCTCGATCATTATCTCGCAAAATGGCTGATCAGCATCCCAGATGATCCCGATGCGAAAAAGAACGTCGTCATCACGGTAGACCACTACGGCGGCAAGGTACGCTGGTCAGGGCTGCTCAAGTACTTCAAGGCAGTCAAGAAGAACGGGCTCTGGTATCTGCAGGTCACCTTCATTGATGATCTGCAATACATGCAGTTCCTTTTGGGTGCGCCGAACCCGATATTGCCAATTCCGGTCTTCCAATTTCCGCGTGTGCTGCCCATTTTTGGCCCTGCGAAATGGGCAATTTCCATGATGATCCTGCTGAATATTATTCGGATCGAAGGAAATTTATGGAATTTGCCTGACGATCCTTTCGCGGTCGGCTCGTGGGGCGGATTGTTCGACTGGTCTTCGTGGCAGGTTCTGATAAAGGCGAACCCGATCGACCTGGACGATTCGAGTGTGTGGACGCTGATCGCGACCCGCATGAACCGGATGGATCAGGTCATCGCCAACGCGCTGGACGATGCCCAGCTGACCATGCGTTACAGGCGGATCCTCACCGTCGATGGCGAGGTATCCGACGTGCCAGGCGTACCAGAGGTCGCCAACGGCGCGCTTGTGCTCGAGGTGGTCGATACCTCCGGCTACTACTCCCCCGACGGTGTCGCCACCGGGGGCGGCATTTTCGGCGGCTTCGCCCGCACCCTGCAGGGTTTCGCTGAGGGCTTCGTCGAGGACGTGCAGACCGTCATCGGCGACGCCGAATCGTGGCCGGCCAGCTACTACGACGCCGACTACGTCGGCCCCGGCGATCCGACGCGAACGTGGATCGTGCTCCGAGACTCGAAGTACTCCAACATCGAGACGTCGGAATGGACGTGGGGGCCAGCGACCGCGGTGCGCGCGATCGTCGGCGGCGACAACCCGCTGATCGACAACCTCACCCACCTCACCATCGAGTCCATTGGCGCGCTGATCGGCTACTTCCTCCTGGGCGGGTTCAGCGGGTTGGGCAGCATAGTCGCCGACGTGGTCATGCCTTTCCTGGTGGGCACCATTTTCGCGTGGCTCGAATGGCAAAACCATTCGCGCGCACACAATCTCGGCTGGGCGCACCTGTGGGAAGTCCTCGGCCAGGGCGCGGAGAACAACGCGTGGTCGCTCGGCGCTGTGGTCGCGCTGCGCGGCGCTTTCCTGTCCACCGCCAGCCAGGCATCCCACGTCATGGAGCTCGGCTCGGGCGGCCGGTTTTTGCCCGGCTTGATGTTCATGCCCGGCGACCGGATCGGCTCCACCTTCGAACAGGCCACCACGACCATCCGCGTGGACCTGTGCGAAGAGCTCGAACTCGCGTGGAACTACGAGTCCGATCAGCCGCACGAGTACAAGGCCAAGATCGGGCTTGCTCAAGCCACCATGTCGCTCGCCGAGCGGCAGGCCCGCCAGATCAGTTTCGCCCTGTCGGTGCTCGCCAACATCGGCGTCCACCTCCTGTCCTGACCCGCTGCGCCGGGCAGCGCTATCGACGAAAAAGGCGGTCACCCATTGGATCCCAGCGAACTGCTGCGCGCAGCGACCCCGATCACGCAGGAAAACGCCGACCAGAACAACCCGCGCCAGAAATACGCGTGGGCGCTGCGCAGCTTCCCGGGCCCGAACAAGACGATGGGCGACGTCCCGCTCTATCCGACGGTCAGCGCAGACCTGTCCGAGCGGCTCGAGCAGTTCGGGTTCGTCCACGACCCGAGCCGGCAAACGCTGTTCGTCATCGAGGGCGACCATCCCGAAGCCGGGCACCTCAACGTTCCCAAGCTCGTCGGCCGCGAGGAGTACGAGGAATACCTCGCGTCCCGCGCCGATCCCGAGGCCGCGGCCGAGGCATGGCGGGCGACCGCGGAGGCCGCTCTGGAGAAGCTCGATCCGAAGCTCCTGCACCGGATCAACTCCATGACCGACGAGCAGAAGGCCGCGGCCCGCGAGATCAAGAAGGAGCAGCTGCCGCCCGCGTTCCAGCGGCTCGCCGAGGTTGCTCAGGCTGCCCGAGAGGAGACCTCCGGTGACTGAACATGTCCTGCCTTACGACCGCGGCATCGTGCCGCAAGAGACCGGCTGGTGGTGCGGGCCCGCGACCACGCAGGTGATTCTCAGCTCACGCGGAATCGCCCTCGCCGAGCGCGATCTCGCGGCCCAGCTGGAGGCGCTCGAGGGCAACGTCGGCTGGGACGACCAGGACGGCACCGATTCCATCACCCAGGTCGCGACCGTGCTCAACCGCTACCTCGACGCCGGCTACGTGGTGCAGACGATGCCGAACGATCCGCCGTCGCCGGCGCAGAAGGACCAGCTGTGGTCCGACATCGTGACCTCGATCGACGGCGGGTGGGGTGTCGCGGCCAACATCGACGCGCCGCCGAGCAACTACCCCCGCGGGGTCAAAGGCAGCGCATCCCCGGCCTACGGCGGCGGTGAGGTCCTGCACTACTTCTCCGTCATGGGCTACGACGACGCCCCTGACCGCGCGGTGTGGATCGCCGACAGCGGGTTCCGGCCCTTCGGCTACTGGATGTCGTTCGATCAGCTTGCCTCACTCATTCCGCCCAAAGGCTATGCAGCTGTGCGTCATTCGCTGTGGGCGGACATCCTCACACAGTTCATCGGACCGAGGAGGTAGCCATGGGCAGCGGACCGATCCCCGTCCGGCTCAATACCCCGATCCTGTTCGACACCGGTGAGGTGGTCGGCGCCGTCGTCGACCCGGCGGCCGCGCTCGACGGAACGAAGTACGCCGGCCGGATCTTCTACCTGCGCCGCGCGGACTGGGCACGCACCCAGTATCCGGACACCATCAGCCGCAGCGAGGCCGACTCCTACAAACGGCACGGCCGCGCGATCGTCCTCAACTTCGAAGACGCCTCGGCGAACTGGTGTCTGGGCGGCTACTCGGTCGGCCGCGACCGCGGCGAGGTCGCCGCCCAGCAGCTGACCGAGATCGGCTGCGAGACCGCGCACGTCTACATGTCGGTGGACTTCCGGCCCGCCGACAACTCGCAGATGAACGCGGTCATGGAGTGCCTGCGCGGTTTCCAGGAATCGGCCCTCGGCACACGCGGCCGCGCGGTCTACGGATTCTCCCCGGTGATGCGAGAAGCCAAGGCACGCAATCTCGCTGACTTCTTCTGGATGTGCGGCGACGGCCGGGAACTGTTCGCCGGCGACTGGCGAGACGGCGTCCGGACGCCGGATCTGGCGCACGTGAACATCTGGCAGCAGAACAACGAGCAGCCGTTCCTGGCTGGCGCGCAGGTCGACGACAACTACGTGCTCACCCCCACCAACTACGGCCAATGGCAGGAGACACCGATGGCAGACGAAGCACAGCAAGTCGCGACCCAGCTCGTGGGCGAAGAGGGCAAGGGGTGGCCGATCTTGGGCCACGCGGTCGAAACCGACCCGTCCCGCGACCGATACCTCGTCGAGGCCGTCGCGGTGGCGCTGGTCCAGCTCTGCGGCGACGCGAACTTCGGTGGCTGGCCGCAGCTCGGCTCCGGCCCGGAAGCCGACGCCGAACGCGAGCGCCGCACCAGCGCCGCGAAGCGGACTCTCGTCGACGGCATCGCCCGCGTGATGCAGCAGAACGCGCAGATCATCGCGCAGAACCAGCAGATCCTCGCAGCGCTCAACCTGAAGGAGCAGCAGTGAAAGCCTCCCTGAACCCGTTCGCGTACAAGCCCGCTCAGGTCGCGAAAGCGATCGTCGCGCTGCTCACTGCGGTGATCGCCCTGGCCGGTCTGATCGCGAGCGCACTCACCACCGGTGGTCTGTCAACGGCCGCCAGCTGGGTCGGCTATGTGGCCATCGCGCTGGGGCCGATCCTGGTCTTCGCCCAGAAGATGGAGAAGGTGGCCGAGGACATCGACCCGGGGGCGGAGTGAATCGGGTGCCGGCCATGGAACCGTCGGTCGCGCGGTCCTTCACGCGGATGGTCGCGCTGCTGATGCTGGTGTTCGGCGCCCTGTACGGGCTGATCACCATCCTCGGCGGCGCGGCGCGGTGGGGATCGCCCGCCTACGAGGTGGCGCTGCAGGTCCCTGGCGCGCCGCAGTCGTGGGGCGCGGTGCTGTTCGGCGCCTCGGTAGTTGGGCTGCTGGGGTTCGCGGTCGGGGCTCTGCCCGTGGTCATGGTCGGGTTCGCGCTGTGCGCGGGGTGGTCCAGCTGCTTCGCGCTGTGCATCGGTGTTGTCGCTTCGCGGAATGAAGCCGTCGGCTGGGGCGGCGTGGTGACGTGGGGATTCCTGGCCCTCATGTACGCCGCGTGCACAGCCGCGGGTAGGGACCGCTTCCATGCGCCGGCTATTTAGGTGGATCGGTCGCGCGCTCGATGTTGAGTCCGTACGCCACTACGAGCTGCTCGTCTACGCGGCTGTGTTCTGCGCTGGCGTACAAGGTTTGGTTCTGAGAGAAACCCCGAACGCGGTCGGCCAGACTCTCGGTCCCTGCTTCCAGTTCTTCTGGTTGGGGCTGCTGGTCTTGTGCCCGCTGCTGACCTTCGGGGGTATGTGGGTGGAGCGACGCCACATCGCAGGGTTGTGGCTGCAGTTGGCTGGCGACGCGGGGGTGTCTTTCGCCCTACTCGCCTACACCGCCGCGCTGGAGCACACGACTTTCGCCGGGCGCGCCTCGTTCGCGATGTGGATCGCACTCGCATTGAGTGTCTGCGCATTCGCGCTCGTACTCCGGGGCGCCCGGAAACTGCGCAAGGTGTCGCGAATTGTTAGAAAGCTGGAGGTCGATGAGTGAAGCACTCAACCTGGGGAATCTGTTAGTCGGCTCCGGCGTATCAGCCGTTGTTGTCGCACTGATCGGCGCAATATTTCAGCGCCGAATGAACCAGGCGAATTATGCCGACGCGCTGGTGAAAACCAGCAATGCAATCACTGAGCGTCTCAACCAGGCGAACGAAAAGCTCGAGAAGAAGGTCGAGGGCCTCGAGAAGAAGGTCGAGACCTTGAACGGAAACATCGACGAGCTGTGTGACCTGTTGCGTGACGCCATACCGACGCTGAAAGCCAGCGGTCACGATGCGCTCGCAGAGCGCATGCGCGCCGCGATCCTGCGCAACTGATTCCGTTGCCGAAATGGAGCATCTGTGAGCGTTAAGTACGGGAAGCTTCCTGCCCGGATAAACAGTGTCCAGCTGAAATTGGCGGACTACTTCGACCACACTGTGGTGCTGCCGAATATTCCCGCAGAATTCGGGCACGACCGGCTCATCACCGACTGGGAAATGCTCGGAAATAATCAGTTCGGCGACTGCGTATGGGCGGGAGCAGCGCACGAAACAATGCTGTGGGGCCGCGAAGGCGGACGGGACCTGAAATTCACTGATGATTCGGTCCTCTCCGACTATTCAGCTGTCACCGGCTTCGATCCGTCCCAGACCGATCCGGTCACCGGTGAGAACCCGACCGACCAAGGCACCGATATGCAGGCCGCGGCCAGCTACCGGCGTCGGGTCGGCGTCCTGGACGTCCTCGGCAACCGGCACAAGGTCGCCGCCTACGTCGCCCTCACCCCGGGCGACCCGGACCAGCTCGCGGCAGCGGCATACATTTTCGGCGCTGTCGGCATCGGCTTGCGCGTGCCCGCCTACGTGGAGGACGAGTTCACGCAGAAGAAGCCGTGGGATGTGCGGCACGGCAACGCCACCATCGTCGGCGGCCACTACGTGCCCGTGCTCGGCCGCCGCAACGGCAACTTCGACGTCATCACCTGGGGTGCTGTCCAGCAGATGACGCCGATGTTCTACCGGCGCTACTGCGACGAGGCGATCGTCTACCTCAGCACCGAATTCCTCACGGCCGGAATCAGTCCCGAGGGCTTCAACCTGCAACAGCTGCAGACCGATCTGAAGGTCTTCACCCGGCGATGACGAACCCGGCCGGACCCAACGGACTCACTCCCGGCCAATGGGGCGTCACCGGCACCGACGGCTCCATCCCATCGAAAAAGACACAGACGCAAGACGCCGTCACCCAGAGCCTGCAAAACCAGTTCCAGTCTCAGCAGTTCGCTGGGCTGGGCGGCGGCCTCATCGCGATGATCCTCTCGTTCATCGGTGCCGGAATCGCGTCTGTGCTGGGCGGATTCGCCACGATCATCGACGCAATTTTCGGGACCGTCAACGACCACTACGTCTCGCAGCTTCCGACGATCACCGATCATTCGCACTCGATCACTACCTTGCAGAACCAGTTCAACCAGCTGATTCTTCAAGGTGAGGCCACCGTCTTCGTCGGCAATGGCCTCTACACCCCTACCGCTGGGATCAAGTCGATCGACGTCATCCTGGTCGGCGCCGGGGCCGGCGGCGGCGCCGGAGTCTGGAATGTGATCGCCGCCAATCGTTTCTCCGGCGGCGGCGGTGGTGGTGGCGGTGAGGTACACACCAACATCCCCGCATCCCTCTTGCCGGTCGACGGCTCCGGAAACTTCACACCGATCGCGATCACCGTCGGGGCCGGAGGGACTGGCGGCGTGGCCGACTTCGCTCCCGGCGGCGGCGGTGGCAACACCATATTCGGTTCAGGCGGAGCAAGTTTGACCGCTGGAGGCGGCAACGGCGGCGCGTGTGGCGGCAACCCAGACGGCTCCGGGATCGGCGGCACCGGCGGCGCGGGAATGATCCCCGGCGGCAATGGCGGCACCGGCGCCAGCGAAAGCTCCGCCGGCGGCAACGGCACCGCCGGGGGGAATTCGACGTCCGCCTACGACCTGCATGGAGGGGGTGGCGGCGGAGGCGGAGGCGCCGGGTTCGGCGGCGCCGGCGCCGGCGGCGGCGTCGGCGGCATCTCCCCTGGCGGACTGGCCGGCAGTCCAGGAGGAGACGGCACCATCCCCTCGGCAATCGTCGCGACCGGTGGTGGCGGTGGCGGTGGCGGCATATCCGAGGGTGCGCGCGGCGGTGACGGAGCTGCCCCCGGTGGCGGTGGCGGTGGTTGCGGCGGCGGCATCAGTCAGCGCGGCAGCAGGGGCGGCAACGGCGGCAACGGCTGCGTGTGGATTGTCGAGCACAGTGCGTAGGCGGCGCCGATGTACACCGTTCTGACCGCGTACACGTCGAACACCACCTGGTTCAAGGATCCCCAGCTCTACCGGGTCGACGTCTACGTCCGCAGCGCCGGCGGTGCCGGTTCGGCCAGCGTCGGCGGAGGCGGCGGCGGGGTGGTGCTGAAACGAAGCATCGCCGCGTGGGACCTACCCAGCACCCTCTCGATCACCGTCGGTGCCGGCGGAAGCAGCGGCGGCGACGGAGGTCAGTCGTCCTTCGGCGACATCCTGTCCTGCCCAGGCGGAAAAGGCGGCGCGAACGGCGGCGCCGGCGGCGGCAACGTCCAGCAGGTGTATCTGATCGGCGGCGCCGGCGGAGCGAGCGGACAGCCAGGCGGCAACGCCTCCGGAGCTCCGATCGAGCTGCTGTCAGGAGGCGGGGGCGGGGCAGGGTCCGGGTCCACTGGTGGGAAGTCGGGGCTCGTTGCCGCGGGCGTCAGTAACCCGCCGTTTTGGCAGACCTGCCAATCCGGAGGCGGCGGAAATTCGGGCAGCGCGGGCGGCTTCCCGGCCGCGGGCGGAGGCGCGAATGGGAACGGCGCGGGCGGCGTCGTCACGGTGATCGAATACCGATTCAGCTAGTCAAGGGAGCGAAATGCCCACTGCCACAGTGCATATCGAAGAAGTCAGCGGATACATAGGCCGGGCGCGTTGCTTCGCGGTCGACCCGCCGTACGAAGGCAACGACTACGTCACCGTCTGTGTCGCACCAGCATTCGGCTCGATCACTCTGCCCGAAGCGATGATCTTTCCGGCAACGGAAACCGGTGCCTGCGCAGAGTCTTCGTTGAAGCGGCGCCCTGGCTCGTATGTCACCCACCCCGGATCCGACACAGACGACGGGTTCCGCTACGCCTGCTGGCTGGCGTTGCTGATGCTCGGCCAGCCGGGCTACGAACTGCTCGAGGGGTCCTGATGGTCCCCGACGCACCGAAGCCGAAAGACCCGGCCGCCGTCCTGGACTACCGCTTCCGCTGGGGGCCGGGCCCGTTCCAGAAGACCCCTCCGTGGCTGGAAGACGTCGAGACCATCACCACCCACGACATCACCGTCTCCCCGGCAGGTCTGACGGTCGAGCAATCCGAGATCACCCCCGACGGCAAGGACGTCGTCGTCTGGCTGTCCGGCGGCACCGTCTCGGCGACCTACGAGGTCGCCTGCCAAATCACAACCACGTTGTCGCGCACCGATGTTCGGCGCATGTCCATCTACGTCCAGGAGAGGTGAGCGAGCGATGACCGCCGCTTTCGAATCCAGCTTCCACGCCACAGCCGTGGTGACTCACGCCGACGGCACCACCGATGAAGACGAAACACAGGAGGACTGACCCATGACCGTCGGAATCAACACCGCCAACCTGGCGAACAAGATCCTCGATCATCTGCGCGGCGGCACCGCATGGACACAACCGTCCGGTCTGTATGTGAAGCTGCACATCGGCGACCCCGGCAGCGCCGGCACCGCCAACGCCTCCGCCGTCACCACCCGAGCCCAGGCCACATTCGCCGCTGCCGCGTCCGGAGCGATCGCCCTCACCGGGACCAACCCTTCGTGGACGATGACCGCCTCGGAAACCATTTCCCACGTATCGGTGTGGGACGCAAGCACTTCCGGGAACTTCCTCTGGTCCGCACAGCTCAGCGCCAGCAAGGCAGTCGTCTCCGGCGACACCTTGACCCTGACGAGCCTCGGATTCTCCCTGACACCGCTGGCCGCCTGACCCAGTGAGGGGGTGACGCGGTGAGCGCACCAACCTATATCGCCAACTCGTCCGCCTCCAACCTCTTCTTCGCCTCGGCGAGCCTGAGCATCAACTACCCCACCGGGTCGGCCAGCGGGGACCTGCTCGTCATGAGCGTGACGTTCCGCCGCACCTCCGCCGGCGCCTTCACCGTCACGACCCCAACCGGGTGGACGCTGGCGAGCACCCAGGACAACAGCGCCACCGCCGGCAACCTCACCGCCATCTTCTGGCGATTCCGATCAACGGAAACCAGCGTCACAGTGACGGCATCGACGGGCACCAACATGTTCGCCCTCGGTCAGATGCACGCCTACACAGGTGCGTCCGTGCATCCGACCGCGCCGATCAACCAGGTGGCGGTCAGCTACAACGCCGTCTCGTCCACCGCAGCCGGTACACCAGCGGTCACCTCGACGGCCCCGCAGTGCGCGCTGCTGCTGATGTCGACCAGCCAGAATGCCGCGGGCAATTCCAGCTACACCCACACGTGGGCATCGCCGACGGTCGAGCAGCTGGACACGGCGGCGCAGTGGTCGACAGCGTCGACATACATCGGCATGACCGCGGCGACCGACGCTCAGACCGTCGCGGGAACCTACGGGGCTGTCAGCTGCACTTCCTCGTCGAACACCACCTCGCACTACGCGTCCGCCATCGCGATCGCTCAACCCCATGCGGCGATCAACGCGGACGCGTCGACGACGGTCACCGCGACAACGACCGCCGACTCCAGCGCCGGCCACCCGGCGAGTGCGTCGACCAGCGGCACGGCCAGCCTCACCGCAGGCGCGCAGCGCACAGCGAACACCACGGCCTCGACAGCTGTCACAGCTGGGCTGACCGGCACGCTGAACCGAACCACCTACATCGGCGCGGACACCGCAGCAGTTGACGTCACCACAGCAGCGGCCGTGGCCAACTACGGCGCTGGCGGGGACACCACCGTCACAGTTGGAATCACCTCTGCCGTATTGCTTTTCACCAACGGCGATGCACCCACGGTGATCACCGCGGCCACCTCGGCCACAGCGGTGGACGGGCCGATCATCGACGCCGCCCTCACGGCGTCAGCAGTAGTCACCTCCGACGCCCGGCTCGACACCACCGGGGCGGCCCCGCTCCCGGTGACCGCCGCGCTCACAGGCGACACGGCCCGCCAGACCACCGCTGTCGCCGCTCTTTCCGTGACCGCGGGCCTGACGGCGGTGACCAGCACCCCGGCGAATGTGGCGCTGCAGGCCACTGCGGTCCTGTCCGCCACAATGTCCACCACGCGGCCCATCGCCGCGCTGGACACGCAGGTCGTGGTCGGCCGAACGGCGCGGTTCGCAACGCTCATCGCGGCGGAAATCACCTCGGCGACGGCCGCATTGCCAGCCAGCGTGGTCAAGACGGCCTCCGGTGTGAAAACCGCGAACGGCGCGCTGGCGGTGACCGCCAACCCGACGGCGGACATGGCCCGCGTCGCTCCCGTCGATGCGGCCACCGCCGTGACGGCGGGGCTCACCGCGGTCATGTCGGCGGCACTGCGCGTCGACGTAGTGCGCCCAGTCACCGCGCACCTGCCGGCATCGGCATGGATCGTCGGTCAGCCCGTTCCGCAAACGCCGCTCGAGCGCGTCCTTCACATCGGAACCGATGACCGCACGCTCATCGTAGGCCCCGACGACCGGACGCTGGCCGTCCCCGCGGACGACCGAACGCTCACTGCACAACAGAGCTGACCCGATACACACGAAGGCGCCCCAGCCGCATCCGAGAGGATGCCGCTGGGGCGCCTTTTCGTGGTTTCAGCAGCCGTTCACCGCACGGGCACCCACTTGGTGGTCCCCGGCGCGGCCGCCAAGGTCTGGATCAGATCCGCCCCCGACACCACGAGGGTGGGGCCTCCCACCGCGATGGTGCCCACGATTCCGCCGATCGCCGCGCCGGGCACCGCGCCCGCGAGGCAGCCGGCGGGGACGAAAACCAGCGTGGGGCTGGTGACCACGCCGCCCACCGCGCAGCCGATGATCGCGCCGGTCGCGGTGCCGGCGAAGCCTCCGACCGCAGTAGCGATGCCGAATTCGGTCAGGAACTGCTCTTCGGCGGCATGGTTCTCCTGCACGGATGCGACCGGCTGCACGGCGGGGCTGGCCGGAGTCGCGTTGGCGACACCGGTTCCCGCGGCGGTCATCGCGGCGATGGCGAGCACCGCTGCGGCGGCGATACGGGTGGTGATCATCTCGAATTCTCCTCAGAGGTGAATGGTGCCCATGGTTTACGCACCGGGTCGGATTCGTGCGCGGGATTGCGCATGTGTCGAAAAGGACACGTTGTTGATGAAGTGGACGTTTATGGGAGGCAGTTGATTTCGGACCAGCCGTCAGTCGGCGCCGAGATCGGCGATGTGGTGAGCCGGCACGGCGCTGGCATTGGTGGCTATCCACCCCGATCCGGTGCCCAGGACCACGGCCGCGGCGAGCGACGCCATGATCGCCCGGCCGCGCATCACCGGCCCCGATTCCGGAGCTCGCCGAGCTCTTTCCATGCCTCGTCCACCTTGCGCTGCAACTCATTGCGTTCCGCGCGCAGATTGCCGAATTCCTGCGCGTGTTGCTGACGCATCTCTCGTGCAGCCTGATCCGCCCGGGCGTGGGCCTCGGTCAGGGCGTCGAGGTGTTTCTCCTGCAGGTCGGCCACTTGCTGCTGGGCGGCGTCGCGATCCTGCACGGCTTGGTCCAGCGCTTTGCGCATTCCCTGCAGCTCGGAGCCGACCTTTCGCAGCTCCTCCCTCACCTTGGCAACCTGCGCCTCGGCTTCGGCTCGCGCGGCGATGGCTTCGTCGGCGGCGTCGCACGCGTCCTGAGCTAAGGCCTCTGCCTGGTCCCGTTCTGCGGCCAGAATTCCGGCGCGCCGCTCGGCGTCGGCTTGCGCCGATTCGGCCTGCGCGACGCGAACGTCGGCGTCTCGCTGCACAACCAAGATCTCGCGTTGCATCGCTTCCTGGTCGGTGGCCACCGTTGCGAGCTCGCGCGCGTCCTCCATGAGAGCGCGGGCTTCGCCGACCACACGTGTGAGCTCGGCGGCCACATCAACCATCCGCGATGCGGAATCGGAGATCGGTCGGTCGGCCAACGGGAGTGTCTGAGCTGCCTCCCTCGCCCTGTCCTCCTGTTTCCACTTCTGGCCGAGGCGGTACTTGGCCGCGGAGTTGTGGTCCGGGTTGGCGCAGAACGCCGGCTTCTGTCCGGGCTTTCCGGTGAGGACGACCGGCTCGGGGCACGTCTTGCCCCGGGCGATGGGCATGGTGCATAGCGGTGTGTTGTCGGCGTTCTCGCCGACGATCGACAGGGCGCGGCTCATGCGTCACGCTCCGATGCATGCGTCACCGCGTCATGCATCACCCGGCGATGCATCATCGGGCAGCTGATGGTGACCCGCCAGCCCTCGTGCATGCCGACCCAGTACCGGACACCGGTGAAACGCTCGCCCCGCTCCACGTCCTCGCGCAGACGCAGATGGGCGGCAGTGCCGTCGATGTCCCGTTCGGCCTCGGCGTTCAGCGCCATACCTAGAAGACCACCGGCGCTCTGCACCCACGTCAGGGTCGGTGCGAGCCGTCGAAGGATAGCCAGCATCTCCTCGCCCGCACGACCGTAGGGCCGGAGCTCGGAAATCAGCTTGTCGATATCGGCGCGCAGGAGTTCGAGCTCGACCGAGTCGGCCAAGCGCCCGTCCTCGAACTCGCCGGTGCGGAATTCGGCGGCGTGGTCACGCGCGGCGCCGAGCGCGCGCCGCAGCCGCGCGACGAGATAGTCGGCGTCGCCGTACCAGTCGCCGATCATCGTGGGCACACGACCGAGACGCCGGGCCTGGATCTCCCACTCGGGGCTCGAGTCGGCCTCGGCCTGAATTCGCTCCGCCGAAGGAGCTGAATTCGGCCCGGGATCGGCGCTGGTCAGAGAGGTTTCCGCCGGAATCCTGTTGGCCACAGTTTTGGCCACAGTGTCGGCGGGGAGGTTGAGGCCGGAGGATGCTCCGGCGCTGGTCAGATGCTCTTTCGAGGTGGAGCGGGTGACGGGAATCGAACCCGCACCATCAGCTTGGAAGGCTGATTTCCCACTATTTCCGATGTCCGCCATTATCCTGTTTTTCGAGGTTGGAGCCTTTACGGCTGTTGGTACGATGTTGTGCAATACCGTACCATTGGCCACAGTAATTGGCCACAGTCGGAACTGCAAATCGGGGAAGTGTCTCCCACCGGCTTCCAGCTCCGCGACTCCACGCACCCAGAATAGAGCCTCGAGGACCCGCCAATGCCATCCGCCGCCCCGAAGAAGCAGCGCTTCAAGACTCCCGGGAAGAAGCGCAAGCGGCAGTATGGGGAGGGCAGCCTCTACTACGACGAGAAGCTCGGCGTGTGGGTCGGCCGAGTCCCCTTGCCGCCCGGCCCGGACGGCAAGCGACGGCGGTCCTCCCCCGTCTACTCGGCCGACAAGGGTGAGTGCATCGAGAAGCTCGAGAAGCTCAAGGAAGACATCAAGAACGGTGTCCCCCAGATCCCGAAGGCCAAGATCCGCGTCGATGACCGGATGCGGCGCTGGGCCGAGAAGAAGAAGCGCGGATGGGGCCCGAACCACTACAAGAACGTGCTCTCGACAATCAACCAGCAAATCTCGCAGAGCATCGGCGGCGCCGATTTCAAGACGCTCACCACCGAGCACATCGACTACATGCTCACCTGGATGGACGCCCAGACGAAGCGCGTGACGGTCACCGACGAGAAGGGAAACGAGCTCGAGGTCGACGTCCCGAAGTGGCAGTCGCGGACGAAGCAGATTGCCTATGACCGGGTGCGTGACTGGCTGGACGACGAACTGAAGGAGCGTCCGAAGCTCATCCGGGAGAACGTGGCCGCGCTCGTCGAGCGGCCACGGGCGACCAGCAAAGAGCGCGGCACCCATACAGACGAGCAGGCGCGCACGGTCCTCACTGCCGCCCTCGAATGCGAGGATCCGCTCGTCACGCTCTGGACCGCTCGCTACGTCAGCGGCCTGCGTCAGGGCGAGCTGCTCGGTATGACCGAAGACCGGATCGACTTCGAGAACCTCGTCTGGGACATCTCCTGGCAGCTGCAGCAGCTGCCGCTCAAACCCGGCATGAAGAACTCCAGCGACCCGGACCGGTTCGACGCGCCCGAGACCTACGAGGTGACACCGATTCACGGCAACCTCGCCCTGGTGAGGCCCAAGACGAAGAAGCCACGCATCCAGCCGCTTCCGCCCGAGTTCGCCTTCATGCTCCGCACCTACCTGGACCATCGGGAGCCGAACCCCTGGGGCCTGGTCTGGACCACCGGGACTGGCAAGCCGATACGCCGCGAGTACGAGAACGAGGCGTGGGCGGCCGCGCAGGAGCGCGCCGGCGTGCCGTTCATCACCGGCCACGGCACCCGCCACACCGCCAACACCTTGATCCCGATGGACGAGGTCCACAGGATGAAGTTCCTCGGCCAGTCCACCGCGGCCGCGAACCGCATCTACCTCCACGAGGACCTGCAGAAGCTCCGCGACGGCCAGAACGCGCTCGCCGGCATGCTCCTGCCGGAGAAGCTTGTCCCCGGCCAGAAGCGCGCAGAATAG